GACAGAAACTCTCCCAACTCCTCCAGATCCTCAGTAAGTGTAGCCATGTTTGCTTCATAAACCTCCCTAGAACAGTTGGCAAGTATGTCCCCAAAGAATCTATCCACCAGCCCAATAGTCTTATGTAGTCGGCTGTTCTCAGTTAAGAGCAGTTCGATATACGCCCAAGCTAGGTCAGTCTTTAGAGGCTTCAAACCCACCCTTCTTAGCCTTCATAAGCTTCCAAATCCTAGGCTTAATGGTGGATTCGCTCTTCGGCCTGCTGATACCAAGTTTCTTCCTGCGGTTGATGTTGGCGTAGAGTCCTTGTTTCATTTTGGTAGTATAGCATGACCAAAAATACCACCAAACCTACCCCAACCCCACGTTTTCATTTTGAAAACACTTACGCAAGATTTGCCTTGTCGCTTTCAACCCCACTACCGCAGAAAAGATTTTGAACTGCCGCAGCAATACCGCAGAAATACCCCTATAAGGGGTATTTCTTGCGGTACTTGCGGTAGCGGGCAAATATCGAATTGTTGCGGTACCGCAGAAATAATTGTTGCGGTATGTCCATTTCTTGCGTAAGTCGCATTTATGCAAAAACCATTATCAACGACTTACGAAAGATTTGTGATCTCCCAACCTTCTCCAGACTTGCTGATAGTTCCGTCCTGTTTTGCGGCTGCGAATAGCTCCTGTGCCTTGCGTTTTGAACAGGCAACCGAAGCCACAATATGCTCAATGCAGTCGTTATAGCCATGTCCCTTTGGCCAGTCTGGGATAGCCTGTTCTATGGTCAGTTCTGGCCTTCCCCTTCCCTTGTTCTCCGGTCCATCAGACTCCTCCCACGCCATCCACTCCTCTGCGTGCTTGAGCCATACATGGGTTGCGTATTTGCTGGCATGCAGATCGGTGTCACCCTGCGGCCAAGGAATAGCAGCTCTTCCACCCCTCTTTGGGAAAGACAGCTTAAAATGCCCTTCCTTAACCGCCTGGAGGTACACCACAGCCCTTGCCCAGTTGGTAAGCTCACTTGACCCTATCCCAGCATAGGCAAGGTCATAAAGCACTTGCGACCCCTGCCCCTCCTTGGGTGGCTTAGGCGTGTGATGCATGACCATCCAAGTCACACCTGTCGCCACACTAATCGGGTTTAGGCAATGCCGAAGGAACATTGTCATGTTTTCCTGGGCAAGCGCATCCCCTCCCATAAAGGATAGTAGTGGGTCTATCCATGAAAGGTCAGGTCTATGGACACCTATAAGGGCAGCAGCCATCTTTGCGAACTCTTGCCCTGTCTTTGTCGAGTCCCTGACAATAATCACATTGGCAAGCATCAATGCGGACTGCTCCTCGGTTAGTGTTAGCTTTGCCTTTAGGTGTCGAAGCACACCTTGAGCCATTTCAGCAACGTCACCAAGATCGTTCTCTGCTTGGATGAGCAGACTACGAAGCGGCTTCTTGGGCGTGATGCCAAGGAACGGCAAACCGATTGCCCAAGTCATCATGGCCTGCAGGCAGAGTGTGGACTTGCCAAGACCGGAGCCGCCAACCCAAACACAACTTCCGCCCCTGCACAACCAGCGATTGCCAAGCAAGCAATCACCGTCCTCTTCAGCCTTGAAACCCAAAATGTCCGGCCAAGGCGTTTGCTGTGGCAGGTTCATCGCCTCCATGTGCGCCTTCCACTCGCTCCAACTACTGCGCCCAGTGTTGGTCGCCAGCAACGCTTGGTGGGCATTGGCGAGTTTCCTTGGCGCGCCTGGGAGTCGGGATAGCCTGGATGCGTCCTTGTTCTTTGGATCAATGTCGAACTGCGCCATCTTGGAGTACAAGTAGGCAACCCGTTCTTGGTGTTCGTTGGAATCCTTGGCATCCACCTTGACCCAAGCATGGACTGACCTTGAGCCGGAATGGATAACCACTGAGCATGGAAGCTCAAGGGCAGTGATGATCGACCATTGCTCCTCCATCGTTCCGCTATCAAACTCAATTAAGGCATGGCGAAAGCTGGTGATGTCGTCTGCCTTGCGGGATTCTCCGCATGGATTGATGCAGACATAAGCACCAACATAGGAGTCTGGAAGTTCAACACCGGAGTGGAACTGCTTTAACCATTCCTCGCGCGTCTTGATCGTTCCCTTGCCTGATGGCCTTTCTGAGTCGTCCTGGTGAACGGCCCCGACAATGCATACCCTGTCTCCCTCATTAAATGCGGTTAACAGGAATCGCCTGACATCATCTGCATGGTGGCTTGGCGTTGGACATGGTATCATCTCGATCTTGACGGGTTGTTGGACCTTGAATGGGTTGACACCTTGAGCTATCGGCTGCCTAGCTGACCGCCTATAAGCTGATCTAATAGCTGATTCTATTTCCCTTTCCTTGAGTCCTGAGGCTAGGGCTGAGTTGAAAAGTTTGTCGGTGGCTGTGGATTCATCCATTCCGGCATCTCGGAGTTGTTGTGCGGCCATAAACAATTCCTCGTTGCGTTGCCCCTCATGTGCTCCGTTTGTGATGAATTGCTGCGTTCTTGCTGGTATTCTCATCTTTCCTTTCCCTGTGGCATTTGAAGCACACAGCAGTTAAATTTTTAAGTTCTGGTGTTCCGCCATCTCGGACGCTGACAATGTGATGGATTTCAAGTTCATCGGTTGAACCACACAGCGTGCATTTGTCCTTGCACCTTGCAAGCACCTTCTTGCGTACTGCCCACCAGGAATCCATCTGCTCATGCAAATCTTCTATCGTGGTACCATCATCATCTCTGCGTGTCACCCACCTGCTGACAACATTGTAGGTTTCGGATGATCTGGTGTATCCCTTGCGATACATATTCAGGAACACTTCGGCGCAGTCCATGACTCCGCGCATGTACGCACGCTCCATGTCCTCTTTAATAAACTCTGGGAATTTTATTGATTGAAGCTCCGCAAAACTGTGCGGGCTTGTCGGTGGCTCAACATGTCTAAACCACCGAATGATTTCTTCATCGGTCATTTCACTACCTGCCTTTCTGGTTTTGTTTATACTACCAATTCTGTTGATCGCAAGTCATGCCCCTTTGTTTCAGATGTGGGTAGTGCCGCACAGCCGCAGAATCTCTCTGCGTACCATTCGGGGCATTGGTTCATATTTCAAAACTCAAACCGGCTCTGATTCAAGAGGAGAACACACTAGAGGAAATCCCGATGCAGGATCTCCCTGCATACCACATCGCCGGTTAGTTATTTGGCTTCTTGGCTTTTATCCTCCAACTCCAGTGCTTTCATGGATGCCTCAACAATATCCTGTGCCGTGATATGACGCAGCGCGTTACACCACATCTGCGTCTTCGGTGTCTTGTTGCTCGCGTCTTTGCACTTCGCCTGCGGCAAGCCCGCATGTGGGCGGCATGGCGCGTGTGGGCAGGTATCGGGTTTGAATACCGGAACATTCTTTGGGTAGTAAGAAACTCGATCATCTGGGTGGTACGAGCCAAACAACGACACGCAAGCCGTGTCCAATCCCGCTGCGATGTGGTTTACACTGCTATCCGGTGCCACCACAAAGTCTGCGTTGGCTATCACTGGGAACAGCGAGCGGATAGCCTTGGTCGTGTTGAATAGGTCGATCACCCTAGGATGATCCACCTTGAAGTTGTTGCTGTTGTCTAATCCAATAATGACAGCGTGATGGTTTGGATGCGCCTCAAGCAACGCCAGCACCGCTTCCTGACCCATCGCTGGCGGGTAGGTGCGGGTAGGACCGCTGGAAGAGACATGATAGGCGAAGAACTGCTTTGGTAGCGGCCACTTGCCTAGCTCCTTTAATTCGTTGTGGTCTGGGTCGATGAGGTAAAGATGCGGACGTTTGTACTTTGGATCTACGTCACCGGCATTCATCCATGTGTAGATTCGGTCATAGCAGTTGCCACCGCCGGTCCCTAGCTTTGTATTCCCAACCTGACCGCTGAATAGATCGTCAGTAGGCAGGTGGGCATCGTAACTATCAAACGCCTCCAGCGTGCAAGGCAATGGGTAAAGCTTTGCACCTAGCCCAGCGTATAGAGGAAGGTTACGTGCTGGTGCATAAACATCCACCACCCCGCCCGATTCTTGGACCAAGTAATGCACGAAGGCCGTTGCTATAACCGCATCCCCGATTGCTCCAGCGCGATATACTGCCGTAGCTCCGCCGGTAGCGCGGCCTGGGTAGTAAGGCTTAATCTTGTGCGGACATGGGATGGAATCGTCCCAAGTCGGTCCTGTCAACTCGTCCGGCAATACATAGGTGTTGCGGGTGTGGAGTAGGTTATCGTCAACCTTGTGGATTTGATTCGTGTTGTTTGTCCAGAGTTTCATTTGTTATCCTCCATTACTTTGTTGATGCATCTGATGATTTCCGCCGCGACTTGCGGTACGATGGCATTACCCAATCCTTTAAGTCGGTGTGTTCTATTGGATATCCCATGAGCCACTCGACCCACGTCGGGTTCAGCGAGCCACGTTGCCACTCCTCCGAGGTTTTGCCACGGATGTTTGGGTGATTGCCCAACATCTTTTGCATATTCCCTTTCGGAGTTCCAGCCGCATCCTCGTTGGCTGATGGAGTGGGCCACAATCCAGACTCGATCTCGGCGGTGCGGGGCATCGACGGCGCAAGCTGGAACAATGATCGGTTCGACTTCGTAACCTTGACCTTCCAAGTCAACGCACACTTGGTCGAGTGCCAAGTTGACGATCCCAGCAACATTCTCACCAATGATCCAAGTTGGCTTTGCTTCTTGTATAACTCGCAACATTTCAGGCCAGAGGTAACGGTTGTCATCCTTGCCTCGTTGCTTCCC